ATCAGAAGGTGAAAATGTATCTGCTATACAAGTAGACACATTACATAAAATAGCAAAATCAATGCAACCATACTTTATGTATGTATATGATTTTATAGAGGATATGAAAAAAGTATTCCCTACATTAAATGATGATTGGGGTATTTATGTACCCGAAGTAAAGTATCTATCACCTGAGCCACTTGTCGATTATACCAATTTAGCACTAACCAAGTATCCCAATGTCCACTTTGTTGGTGATGCACTTTCAGCTAGAGGTATAACGGTAAGTGGTGCACAAGGGACTTATGTTGCCGAAAGTTTACTAGGAAAACTAAAATAAATTATGTATATTGGAGTATGAAAAATAAAAATAACAAATGGCCTAAAAGTCAGAAATTGAAAAAGGTTGATGGAACTATAGCTTATATTTGGGATGGTAAATTACATAACTGGGAAGGCCCAGCTTTAATACCTGAGGGTAACGAGAAAAAAGCTGAGTATTATTTATATGGTATACCATATTCAGAAGAAGATCATAAAGAAGCAATAAGAAACCAAACAGGATTACCTTGGTATAAACAACCAGCTCCTAAAGGAGCACAACACAGAAATTAATATGAAAATAGGGTTATGTGGTACAATGAGTGTAGGTAAAACTACATTAGTAAACGCTTTAAAAGAAACAAAGCAATTTAAAGATTATATGTTTAGAACAGAGCGTTCTAAATTTTTAATGGAACAAGGTATACCTTTAAATACTGATTCAACATTAAAAGGTCAGACAATATTTTTATCTGAACGTTGTGCTGAGCTTATTCAAACAGATATCATTACAGATAGAACTGTAATTGATGTTATGGCATTTACTTTAAATGCTAATTCAATTAATCACCAAGATAAAGAATTATTTGAAACATACGCTTCAAATTTGTTAGAGAATATGATTACATATTTTACATATCTCCTAATGGAATAGATATTGAAGACAATGGGGTACGTGAAACAGATGAACATTATAGAGATTTAATTGACTTTACAATTACCACACTTATTAAAAGACATGGTCATAAAGCAGGTAAATTAGAGGAAATATCTGGTTCTACAGAAGAACGTATTCAACAAATATTAACTATTACAGGACTTTAACATATTTATAATAAAATCTAATTACATGAAAAGATCAGAACTAAAAGAGTTTATAAAAGAAAACATAATAGACACTCTATCGGAAGCTTTACCATCTAAAGAAGAAGTAGAAGACACTACAACTGCAGTTCAAAACTTAAAAAAAGAATTAGATAGTTTAGAAGAAGACGATGATACGGACGATAAAGATGCAGTAGCACAAGCTAATAAAGCTAGAGGAAAACATAAAAAGTTAGATATAGCACTTAAAGCCAAAAAAGCATTAGAAACAGAAATGAAATCATTAGCTAGAAAATACTCAGCTGCTGATGACGTTGAAAAAGAAAAAATCAAGGATGATTTAAAAACTAAAACTGCTAAGAAAAAAGAATTAGAGTCATTAGTAGATAAATTATCACAGAATGTTGTCTAGAGAAAGATTTATTAGTTATGGTTTAGTTCTACTTCTAGGTAGTGCTTTAATTTATTTTTTACTAATAGAAGATGAAAAATATGTTGAAGATTTTAGTATAAAGATATCAGCATTAGAATCAAAAGTTGATTCTTTACATAATATAAATGATAATTTGATATTTAAAATTGATACTTTAAACCAGCAAATTGTTAAATTAGATAACGAAATAGATAAACAAGATAAAAAGATTATTACGTTAAAATATAAAGTAAATGAAAAAGTTAATTCCGTTGATTCTTTTAATGATGATGAGCTTACAAAGTTTTTCACAGAGCGTTATAGACACAACGAAGATACAATTAAAAAAACCGATAGTTCGTCTGGTAATTAAAGACTTAATAATAGGTGATGGTGCTAAGGCAGAAATAAAGTTATTATCTAATAAATTAAATTTATTGGAAAACAAGGTTTTTATTAAAGATAGTGTTATACTTAGTTTAAATGAAAGAGTTATAAATTTTGAGAGTATGTTAAATACACAATCCAATCAAATATCTCTATCAGAAAAATTATCTACAAGATTACAACTAGATTTAAAAAAACAGAAAGTTAAAACAAAATTAATGTCTGGAGCAGGGATAATAGCTATAGTAGGTATTTTAGTACTAGCAAAATAATATATGGCAGATTTAAAAAAGGTAATAAGACAAGAATATTTAAAGTGTGCCCAAGATCCCGTGCATTTTATGCGTAAATACTGTTATATACAGCATCCACAACGTGGCCGCATACAATTCAACCTGTTCCCATTTCAAGAGAAAGTACTCAAGCTAATGCGCGATAATCCATATTCGATTATCTTAAAATCTAGGCAATTAGGTATATCAACTTTATCAGCAGGTTATTCCTTATGGTTAATGACCTTCCACAAAGACAAAAACATACTGTGTATAGCAACAAAACAGGAAACTGCTAAAAACATGGTAACAAAGGTAAAATTCATGTATGAGAATTTACCTTCATGGCTTAAAATAGAAGCATCCGAAAATAATAAATTAACATTACGATTATCAAATGGGTCACAAATTAAAGCTACATCAGCTTCAAGTGATGCAGGTAGATCGGAAGCAGTATCTTTGCTATTAATTGATGAAGCAGCTTTTATTGATAATATTGGAGAAATTTGGGCTTCAGCTCAACAAACATTAGCAACTGGTGGTGGTTGTATAGCATTAAGTACACCATATGGTACTGGTAATTGGTTCCATCAAACATGGACACGAGCAGAAGCTGCCGAAAACCAATTTTTACCTATTAAATTACCTTGGTATGTACACCCTGAAAGAGATGATGCTTGGAGAAAACAACAAGATGAATTATTAGGCGATCCTAGAATGGCAGCACAAGAATGTGATTGTGATTTTAGTACATCCGGAGATATTGTATTTTATCCTGAATTAATAGACTTTTATGAAAAAACATATGTAAAAGATCCTATGGAAAAAAGGGGAACAGATCAAAATTTATGGGTTTGGGAATCAGCAGATTATAGTAGAAATTATATGGTTGTAGCTGATGTATCTAGAGGAGATGGAAAAGATTATTCTGCATGTCATGTTATAGATACAGAAACAAACGTACAGGTAGCTGAATATAAGGGACAATTAGGTACAAAGGAATATGGTCATTTATTAGTAGGTTTAGCTACAGAATATAATGAAGCAATGTTAGTAATAGAAAATGCTAATATTGGGTGGGCAACTATACAAGTTGTTATTGATAGGGGTTATGCTAATTTATATTATTCACAAAAGAGTGATTCAGCTAATGTAAATTCGTATTTTGATAAGTACCAGGACCATTCAAAAATGGTAGCTGGTTTTACAATGTCTTCTAGAACACGACCTATGGTGATAGGTAAATTTCAGGAGTACATAGGAGATAAAGGTGTAACAATACAATCAAAGAGGTTAATAGAAGAAATGAAGACATTCATTCGGCGTAATGGAAGACCAGAAGCACAATCCGGCTATAATGATGATCTAGTAATGGCTTTTAGTATGGCTATGTACGTTAGAGACACAGCATTAAAATTTAGACAACGAGAATAGATTTAACAAAACAAACAATAAACAATATGTCAGTTAATAGAACTCCCTACCTGGGAAGTTATGGCGGAGGAAGCAGTCAAGTGCCGAATCCTTACCAGATAGACACACCAGGTGGTAAAGAGGATATTAGCTGGATATTAGACTAATATTTATAACAGTAATTATATATTAATATGGCAGATAAAGGCGTATTTTCAAGATTAAGAAGGTTATTTTCAACGGACGTAGTAATACGAAATGTAGGGGGTAATCAAATCAAAACAATAGATTCAGGACATATTCAATCCAGTGGAGAATATGAAACTAACTCATTAATAGATAGGTTTAATAGAGTCTATTCTACTATGCCTACTTCATTATATGGGGCTCAATTTAACCTAAACTATCAGTATTTAAGAACACAATTATATTCAGAATATGATGTAATGGATCAGGATGCTATTATCGCATCAGCATTAGATATTGTAGCTGACGAATGTACATTAAAAAATGACATGGGAGAAGTACTTCAAATTAGAAGTTCAAATGAAGACATACAAAAAATATTATATAATTTATTTTATGATGTATTAAATATAGAATTTAATAGTTGGATGTGGGTACGTCAAATGTGTAAATATGGTGATTTTTTCTTAAAATTAGATATTGCTGAAAAATTTGGTGTTTATAATGTAATACCTTATTCAGCATACCATATTGAAAGAATAGAAGGTTCTAATCCTAATAATCCTGCAGAAGTAAAATTTAAATGGAATCCTGATGGGTTTGCAGGTAGTTCTTATGGTTACTATAATGTACCAGGACAGGCATTAGATCAAGGTCCAGATGATAAAGGTGGTATTATATATGACAATTATGAAATGGCCCATTTTAGAATGGCAGGTGATGTTAATTACCTTCCTTATGGTAGATCATATATTGAACCAGCTAGAAAATTATTTAAACAATATACATTAATGGAAGACGCGATGTTAATTCATAGAATTGCTCGTGCACCTGAAAAAAGAGTATTTTATGTAAACGTTGGAGCAATTCCACCAAATGAAGTAGAAGCATTCATGCAAAAAACTATTTCAAACATGAAACGTACTCCACTTATGGATGAAAAAACAGGTGAATATAACCAAAAATATAACATGCAAAACATGTTAGAAGATTTTTATATTCCTGTTAGGGGTAATGACAGCTCAACTAAAATTGAAACAACCCCAGGACTACAATATGATGGTATTGCGGATGTAGAGTATTTAAGGGAGAAATTATTTGCTGCGCTTAAAATTCCAAAAGCATTTTTAGGATATGATGAAAATATAGAAGGTAAAGCTACATTAGCAGCCGAAGATATTAGATTTGCTCGTACCATAGATAGAATACAAAGAATATCACTATCAGAATTAAATAAAATAGCATTAATACATTTATACACTCAAGGTTATACGGATGAAACATTGACCAATTTTGAATTATCAATGACTACCCCATCTATTATATATGACCAAGAAAGAATAGAATTACTTAAATCCAAAACAGAATTAGCTCAACAAATGTTAGATCAAGGTTTAGTACCTTCGGATTGGATTTATCATAACATCTATCACTTTAGTGAAGACCAATATGATGAATACAGAGATTTAACTAGAGAAGATGCTAAACGTAAGTTTAGATTAGCACAAATTGAAGCAGAAGGTAATGACCCAGTTTCAACAGGTAAGTCATATGGTACACCACATGATTTAGCATCATTATACGGTTTAGGTAGAACACAATCAGATCCAGCTAATGTGCCTGATGGTTACGGTACAGATAATCCTACAAAAGGAAGACCAGTTGATTCTGTAACTACCAGAGGTAAACAAGAAAATAATTTTGGTAAGGATCCATTAGGTGTAAAACGTATGAAAGACACAGATAAAAACGAAGGTGATGGCAGACCTAAACTTAGAGAAGATTCTAGAAAATCTGAAAGTGCACAAACAACTTTCCTAAGAAATAAAACAATGTTTAGTAAGATGAACAAAAAACAGTTGGTGTTTGAACAAGATCAAGATGATAGTAAATTATTTGATGAATCTCAACTAAAAGGTTAATATTTATAAATAAACGTATTTTTGATGAAAATAAAACATTCAAAGTATAAGAATACAGGTATTCTTTTCGAGTTATTGGTTAGACAAATTACTGCAGACACTTTAAAGGGTGATGATTCACCTGCTATTGGGTTACTAAAAAAGTATTTTGTTAAATCTGAGTTAGGAAGAGAATATAAACTGTATGAAGCTATACTAAAATCCAAAGTGGTTAACGAATCTAGAGCAACTATGTTTGTTAACACCGCACTTGATAATTCAATTAAGTTTAATAAATCAGGACTAAAACGCCAAAAATATAATTTAATTAATGAAATAAAAAATCATTATGATTTAAGCACGTTTTTTGGTGCTAAAATTAAAGATTATAAAGAGCTAGCAGCATTATATACCTTAATAGAAGGTGTAAGTAATGAAAAAGATGTAGATACTAAACAATTGGTAGAAAACAAAATTACGTTAATTGAATTTTTAACTAACGATAAAGTTTCAACTACTCAAAAAGATTTAGTAATGGAGGAATATGCTACCTACGATAAAGATACTAGAATTCTTACATATAAAATATTGTTAGAAAGATTTAATGATAAACATAATAATCTTACAAACGATCAAAAACAAGTATTAAAAGAATTTATAAATTCCGTTGATTCAACTCCAGGGCTAAGAAAATTCTAAAATCAAAAAATTACAGAATTAAAGGATACATTAAATAAAGAATCAAAATTAATTAAAGATAAAGCAACTCAAATTAAAACTACTGAAGTAGCTAAATTTTTAACTGAACTAAGTAAAACTGACAATGTAAACAGTGACAATTTAGTTGATTTGTTGCAATATTATGATTTAGTAAACGAAATTAAAACAGCAAATGGCAAAATACAAATTAAAGCTTAAAGAAGCTGCTCCTAACCTAGCACAACAGGGTAATTACTCTGTAGGTGATATTACTTATTCTAAGGATGGTGATACCAGGTTTGAAGTAGATGATATTAACGATGAAAGTGGCCAGGTATCGTGGAAAGTTTCCTCATTACCTAACTTTGACAAATTGTATGATGAAGTTACTGATGCAGCAATGACTGCTAAGGGAGTTTATACTAGAGTAAAGGATGATGAAAAATTTAGAGAATTTTATGAAGAAATCAAATTAGTTAGAAATAAAATTAGAACACATCTACGTAAAGAATACCCAGAAGATTATAAACGAATGACCATGAATGAAGCTGATGTTGTAGCTCCTATTGCAAAAGCAAATGTAATGAAAGCTAACAACGCAATTACAAATGCTTCAGGTATTGCCGATTATTTATTAGATGTTATTGACCAGATAAAAGAGAAAGAACAAGAAGGTATTTTTAATAATAGCAATATAAAACAAGCTATAAACTTTTTAACAAAAGCTAAAGGTGTAGAAGAAATGTCTACATCAGGCGGAGCTGGAGCTTATTTAACACCCTATGCTTTTAGGTTAAAAGGATCAAAACCAAATATTAAGGCATACAAAGAATTAGGATATAAAGAAGTAGAAGAATCAGCAGAACAACCAGGTGAAGATTTAGGCCCAGGACCTAAAGCTACTGAAGATGGAGTAAAAGACAGCGCTTACGTAAAGCAATTTAAATATCAGTTGGTTCCTAAAAATAAAAACGGTACTTACGTACAAAAAGGTTCAGGACTCGAAGTAAAAAAATTGTTTTAATATGTATAATTATAAGATAGTAGAACAAGATGATAAAGCATCAGAATATCAACAAGAACGTATTGATGCTTTTGATAAATTAGAAGATAGAATAGATAATATTAAAAAACAACTGCGTCAAGCAAAAATAGAAACAATTAAAGTATATAGAGAACAACCAGATTCGTTCACAGTTGTTAAACCTACAGATTTAATTAGCGATTTTTTGAAAGATATAGAAACATTATTAAAATAATAAAAATGAAAACATTACAAGAGCAATACACTAAAATCTTAAAAGGCGACGGTCGTAAAGATTTATTCTTAAAAGAAGCAAAAAGAACATACCCTAATTTATTATCCAATCTTACTTCGTTTAACGATGCTGAAACTATTTTAAAGCATAAAAGAGTAATTAGAGAAGAATTAGGTGGTATAGTAACTTTAAAACCTTTAGTTCAATTAACATCTGATGATTTTAACCCTAATAAGCAACCTTGGGAAAGTAAATACGAAGCTTTTGTTAATGAGGAAAAAGCTAAAGCATTAAAACCTATTATTGATAATGATATTGATGAAAAAATCAATACTAAAAAAGAAGATGAAGCAGTAAAAGCTGATGGTAAGAAAGTAGCTAAAGGTGTTGATAATGTTGAAGAACGTAATTATGATTATTCTCCAAAGGAAGATAATATTAATAATGTTAATGGTCAAGAAATGCTAAATGGCGTTTACTACGAAACAAAAGAAAATACAGATTTATCTTTAGCGGAAGCACAAGAAAAAGTAATTAAAAACCTAGCTAAAGATCCATTACATTATGTAAAAGAAGGTCAATTTGGTGTAGGTATAGGATATACAGAAGCAAAAATAGAAGAAAACACAGGTGAAACATACGGCGGAAGCGGTTACAGCGATAAACTTAAAGAAGGATCAACAGATATGAAAGCAATAAAAGAATCATTATACAAAAAACTTATTAAAGAAGGATTAGGTGGTGTAGTTACTACAGGTAATCAAAATTCATTAGCGGCACAATCAGGAAACATGATTAGACAAATAATGGCTGAAGATGAATTTCAAGCTAACCAAGCAGGATCTCAATATCATGATTCATTATATGCAGAAGGTGCTAAACCAGATTTTATGGATATTGATAAGGATGGAGATAAAGAAGATTCTATGAAACAAGCTGGTAAAGACAAAAAAGCTAAAAAACCTAAAAAAGATTCTATTGATAGTAAATTAGCAGAAATAGGAAAAGAAGCTGAAGCCGTTAAAATGGAAGCTCAATTAGAATTTTTACATAATCACATTGATGAAAAAGTACAAAGAATTGAGTCAATTAATGAGGATGAAAATCTTAAAGAATTAATTGATAAGACTAAGATGAAAGAAATGCAAAGAGAAATTAAGCTTTTAGAAAAGAAAAAAGCTGGAATGGAAAAAGTGTATGAAAAATCTTGTGGTAAAGCTTATAAAAGAACTGAGATGGTAGATGAGTCTGAAGATTTAGATGAAATGGATGCTCAAAGCTGGAATGATAGTAACAATCCAACAAAAGGACCCACTTTAAACCTTGACCCTAAAAAAGTAGGACAATCAACAGGTGAATTTAGTGTAAACAAATAAATAAAATGAGTAAAAAACTCTTAATTGAAACTCACACCCTTAAATCCTCTCCTGTTCAACTAGTAGAAAATGTTAGTAAGGAAAATGGTAATATAGTTGTTGAAGGAATTTTAGCATCCGCCGAAGTTAAAAACGGTAATGGACGTTATTATTCTAAAGGCCTATGGGAAAGAGAAATGGAAAAGTATCAAGTTCTAATTGAAGAAAGACGTTCAATGGGAGAATTAGATCATCCAGAATCACAAGTTATAAATCTACAAAACGTTTCACACATTATTACTGAGTGGAATTGGGATGGAGATAATGTAATGGGTAAAATAGAAATTCTACCTACCCCATCAGGAAAAATTCTAACAGAACTTATAAAAGATGGAGTTACAGTAGGTGTATCGTCTAGAGGTATGGGTTCATTAGAAGATAGAGGTGGTGTAATGGAAGTCCAAGAAGACTTTGAATTACTATGTTGGGACTTTGTATCAACACCATCCAATCCAGGATCATTTATGGGTGTCTTACAAGAAGGCAAAAAATCATTCGAATATGATTATAATAAAGTTAATAGTATAGTACATGAAATCCTTTGTTCTAAAGGTTCTTGTCCTGTTTATTAATTTTAAATAATATTCATATACGTATAACCGCAATACACCATCTCTTATATGGTGTGAATAAATTATATTTCTATTACGATTCTTAATAATCGTATTTCACAAACAATTAAATTTTGGGATTATGGCAACAAACAGAGATTTGCTAAAAGAGGCCATTGCAGACGCTAAATCCGTTAAGGAAGTAGCAATCGCAAACGCCAAACTTGCTCTAGAAGAAGCATTTACACCATTTTTGAAAGATCAATTATCTGCTAAATTGCAGGAAATGGATAAAGACGAAGATGACGTAAAGGAAGAAGTAGA